AGGTTTGGATTCAGCACTGGTATACTCTGCACTAGATTCAGCACTGGTATACTCTGCACTAGATTCAGCACTGGTATACTCTGCACTAGATTCAGCACTGGTATACTCTGCACTAGAAATTTCTTCTGGTTTTGGAATAGCGATTTTCAGCCCTTCTAATTCTTTGATAGAATCTTGGAGATTTCCGATTATTTTGCTGATCTTATCTGTCGCTTTCATATAATTTATTTATATTTTTTAAAAGTAGGGGTGGAGGGATTCGAACCCACACTCAATCGATTATGAGTCGACTGCTTTAACCATTAAGCTACACCCCCTTTTTTTAAATACCACTATCGAATACTAATTCAACAAATGCTTGAAATACATCACCAAATAAAGCGATTGCGATGATTATTAGTGCGGCAATGAGTAATCGTTTCATAACTTTTTCTGTGTTCATATACTTAGTTTTTAATCAAAAATATCTGCAGATATTTCAGTAGTTGGCATAACTTTTCGTGTAAAAATAAACCCTTGATTTCTAAGAGTCTGCAATACTAAACTATTTAAAATTTGAACTTCACGAGGTTGTCTTTGAATTTTGTTTGTACCAGGGATTTCGTAAACTTCCCAATCAGAATATGTTGATGCCTGACCTATATCAAAATCCATTTTCAACTCGCGGGCAACTGCCCAGAAATAAAATTCATCGGCAAAAATAACTTTGTTCTTAATGAAGAACTTTGAAAAATCATCAAAGGTTTCTACAAACTGAATTGCATCCTTCCTTCTACAAACAAAGAATTGACATACTGCGTTGTACAAATTAAATTTGTGGTTTCCCTGGACTCCGTGTTTTAAAACCCTTTGACTCTTACTCTTTGTTGATATTGCACCATGAGTGCTAAACGTCATCTTGCTATAATTTTTTTTAATTAGCTTTGTTGTTTCGTTTAACGAATATAAAGGAAGGTGAGAATCACTAATAAGTGTAAAGTATTCATTGTCTTTATCCTCAAGCGCTGCTTTCATCAACTCGATAGTAGCTTCAACTAAAGAGAAATGGCCCCAGCCGGTTTCTACACGATTATCAATAAAGTAATCAGAGAACACGCACCCATAGTCATTTTTAGGGTGTATATACAAGTTATGATTCCCTTGGTCAAAGAAAGATTTCCAGATGTCGTTCTTGTTAAAGGAGTTGTATGATAGGTTTAAAAACGCTACTTTTTTCATTGTGCAATATAATTGTAAATTTCTTCCCAGTTATTGACCCTGGTAACATCATCGTGTACAACACCTGTTGCATTGTATGGATGGTTTATTAAAAACGACCTTAAACCCATTTGAGCTCCTAGATTTGCGTTTTCTAATTTGTCTTCAACCCACGCAAAATCAGATCCTTCATATCTTTTAAGAGCTTCAGTTTTATCTGCACCGCAAGGTAAACAATGAATCCTTTCAAAAACAGTTTCTCCAAACACTCTATTAAGATTTTGTTCGCGAAGTTTTACTGCGTACGGATCAATTCCAATTGATGTAATACAGTGGAAAACTGCCCCCTGCTCTTCATGAAGCTTTCGAACATATTTAATTGCGTCTTTTAAAGGAGGTAAGTATCCAATTGCAGCAGATTCACAAAAAACTTCTACAAGATCTGCGGCGTGTTTTTGGCTAATACCATATTGTTCTGATACATTATATGAAACTGCACAGGGTTTATAGCCTTTCCTCTTCATCCACCATTCAAATGAATGTACCCATGAAAGAAGGACACCATCACAATCCGTTAAAATAATCATATCAATTTACCAGCTATAGTAATAGTCAATTTCTTTTCTTAACTTATCTTCCCAATCGTCAACAGACTGTTCAAACACAATTGGCTTAGGATCACCGTCTACTACCATAATTGTGATTAGTTTTTTAATGTCAATGCCGGTGTGTTCTTTGAACATGATTGCATAAGCGCACTCTTGCATAAAATACGTGCTGATTTCCTTTTCTGATTTTACTCTACCAGAAGTTTTAAAATCAATAATGGCTGGTTCACCATCAAATTCAGCAATACAATCAACACGACCAGCAATCTTTAAATCGTCAGAGTAAAGCGTGCATTCTTGCATATACACTTTACCAATTCGGTCATCAATAACGCTTTTAAGAGTCTTCCACCCGAACTGGATATGAGGCATTTTGTCATTATCAGTTTTGATAAAATTTTCTTCGTTATTAATGTAGCGTTCAGCAATATTGTGAACAGCAGTTCCACGTGTTGTAGCGTGGCGTGTAATACGATTCGCTTCCTCTTCACCAATTGATTTGCGCCACTCGGCCCATTTCCACCGGTCACGATATCCTAATACAGTAGTCACTGAAGGATAATTGTTACCGCCTGGTGTAGTGTATACCCGGCCACTCTTTTCAGTTTTGGCCGAGAGCTCTTCGTATTTAAGCTGAATATCAGCGTGTTCAAATGTCTTGTTCATTATTTAGGGATGTTGATTGCGTTATCTTCAATCATTTTTTCTTTCGTCATAAGATAGTCACGGACCATTCCTGACCTCACGCAATCTTTCCAAGTAAATTCGACCTTTTTAAAGTGCTTTAGAGATTCAATAATTTTTAAAAACTCACCAATGCCTTCTTTTTCTTTTCTATTTGTAAAATCCGACTGGTAATAATCACCAGAGAAAATCACCCGAGAGCCTTTACCAATCCTTGTGATTATAGAATCTAATTCGTGGAAGTTGCAATTTTGAAATTCGTCAACTACTACGATTGCGTCCTTTAAAGTTATTCCTCGGATGTAAGATGTTGTGAGAAATTCAATCGTTCCATTTTTGAGAAACGAGGTAAAAAGTGTGGGGTTGTTTTTAAAGATTTCACTAATAACACCAATGTAAGGTGTTAAATATGCTGCTTCTTTTTCTTCCTGTGTTCCTGGCAAAAAGCCAATATCTCGTGTTGGTACAACAGATCTTAAGATGACCAATCGTTTCTTACGATTTTTGATAAGCTCTTGAAGAGCTAGATATAGCGCTATAAATGTTTTTCCAGATCCAGCGGCTCCTGACAAAATTAGGTTTCTACCTTTCTCCCATTGTTCATAAGCTTCAATTTGAGAATCAGTGATAGGTTTAATATCACGCATATTATTTGAATACTCAGATAGCATGTCTACCTGAGGAACAATAATATTATCGTTCTTTTTAGTACTTTTTCTAGGCACGGATTATCTGTTGTAGATTTGTTGAAAAACTTTAAACGCAAAGTTGTCTTCAGAGGTAGCTTTTCGTACGGTCTCCACTGTTTTCCACGAATGACTCGTATAATAAGTTTTAGTATTTTTTACTAACTTATCTTCAATGAAATAATCACGATTCCAATTAAGCAACTTTTCTAAAAAGGTGGCTGTAACGTTTCTTTGTTGATCGTCGTCAAGTGTGACTTCAACTGGCAGTGTTTGTTGTGTTGTAATTTTCATTCTAGTAGTGATCGATTGTGTTATCCTTTCCTGATGCTTTTTTAATTCCTTTTAGGACATCATTCCATCCAGTTCCTGCTCTCCGTATTGGTGAAATCGCTCCGTCAAAGTTTAGACCTGGAGCAGTGATGGACATTTTAACAACACCATCTTCGCAACACGGAGATTGTTTTCCTACAGGGAGGTTGCGATCTTTCATAGGATGAACTTCGTCCCATCTGTTTTTGCATTTATCGCAAATGTATTCGTATGTCATAATTATTTAAACCAGTTTGGTGTTTCGCGGTTTGTCCACGCCATTTTAAATCTGTCTTGTTTTGTTTTGTAAAATGCTCGATATGATTTGACAGGATCATCGAACATACATTCAGGGTTTGATTTCATAGCTAATGGAAATTTTGTTTTTTTAGAATCAGCAATGTTTGCCGGACCCCAATAAAGTTCATCCCGGAGCAATTCATCAGTCTTGTGAACTCTGCCATATCTGTACTTATACTCGTCGCAAAGAGCGTTGAATAACTGCCAATGCCACCTATAGTTTTGAATGGTTTTCATTGTCCATACTGTACATGGGTGATATTTGTGAACTGCTTTGTAAAGAACATTTTCTCGTTCGTCAGGCAAAACGTAATACTGTTGCATAGTTTTACCTGAACTTGATGGTCGACGTTCTGGTTTTCCATCACACATACGATGGGCAGTTGATAGCATTTGAGCAGACTCAATAATCATTTTTACGACGTGTTTGTCGCAGTGCTGTTGAGCTGCGGTTGTAGGGTTATTATCTAGAACAAATACATTCATTGCGGATCTATTATAGCACAAAAAGAACTAATTGTACACTGCAAAATAACAATAATGTTTCTAGAGAATCTCGGGAAAGGCCGCTTCTACAAGACTTTTTGTCATTTTAGAGTATGTTTTATTCTGCAACGTTGTAATAGTACCATCCTTTGCTGCACAAAGAATATGAGCGTCTTTTTCGCACAATTGCTCTAGAATACCAATGAAGATCTTTTCCTTTTTTACGCGTGCCACATCATTATTTTTAACACAAACTCCAATAGAACCAAAAGCATTTGCTATAGGAGAAGGCTCCCGACCTTCTGGGCACGTTTCAAATGGTGGCCGGCCGTAAGGAAGATCTAGTTCGATTTTGTCATTGTAGCAAAGCTGCAATACAGTCTTTACTTGTTTAAACGCGTGCTCTTTTAAATAGGAGATTCGTTCTTCTCTATTTTCGAGTTTACATACTTCCTCGAAGATTTCGTGAATATATTTTTGCATAATAATTAGGTTGTTGGGAAAAAGTCTGCTACTGAATCAATCAGCATATTGCACCGCTTTTCGATAAGGTAAGTCAAAACCTTCCCTTTGTTTTTGTTTGTCTGTAGATTGTATTTATCGTTAATATCTTGTGTAATATCCTCCGGAATACAGTCAAGGTCGATTACTGTTTTGTTTCTGCAGAAATTACGATATGCCTCGTGGCCCATTTCATCAATGAGTCTATCGTCAGCATTATTTTTATACCAACCTTCGATCTTTTTGGCACGCATTGGTTTTTGCCGGATACCGTCGGTAAACGACTCATCACAACTAAGAATGTTTGGAACACCATCACCTGAATCACCGCGACAAATATGATCAAACTTATAAAAGACGGGATCATCAACACTTACGAAATCACGCTTCATTGGACTGAATTGTTTTACATTAGAATAGTTATGCAATTGAAAGAAATCTTTATCAGAAGACACAATCATAACAGGCTCTGATTTGCCAAACTCCTGTGTTGATTTTACAAGTGTTGCAATAACATCATCAGCCTCAGCTCGATCAGCTGACACTACAGGATATTGCATATTTTCTTTGATCTCGTCTCTCACACCATTAATTAGTGTGAAGAAATGGCCCCAATCTAATGGGGATTCATCCCTGTTAGATTTGCGCTTCGCTTTGTATTGTGGGTATACTTCTTTGCGCCACGACGAGCTATCGCAGGCAATTACCATTTGGCCATATTCTTTACGAAACTTAAGGTTGTATCTCCGGAGAGAATTAAGAATCATATGCCGAATAAGACCTTCTTGAATTTCTTCAGGTCGGTCTTGTGAAAAGATGGATGCAATGGCTATTCCGCTGTAATCTACAATAATCATAATCTGTTTTTTGTTTCAGCTCATATTATACACTAAAAACTAACTATTGTAAATACTATTTTTTCTTTAATACGTGATTTCTGTGTATTTTACCGCCAATAAAGGCATTATAGTACTCTTCTGGCTTAAAAAGCACCTCTCTATCAATCTGCTCTTTCATTTCAAAGTAAGTCATTTGGCCGGGAGAAACACACAATTTTAGTATAGTTCTTTTAAATCTGCTAGGTCCAAATTCCTCTACCAACGTTTTTACTTCTTCGTTTGAACCGTAATACGTTTGCCAATCAGACTCCTTTATTGACCTTCTTTTGTTTTTACGTCCTTTAAGCGGGGGTCTTGTAACTTTAGACCAAAACTTTTTCTTACCAATATACTTCATTTTATTATGAGTATCGGTTACTTCATACACAAATCCATGGTATGATTCAATCATCTCAGAGGTAAATTCCTCTCCATTATATATCCACATAGAATTATTTATGCGCGAACTCTTTAAAGGATAAGAGCTTACGTGAAGAAATAATTTCAAAAAAGGTTTTTGATTCAGGAGCACTTAAGCGGTTGTAATCAAAAGAAACTGAAGAGTATATTGGCCGATAGTGAAGTGTTCTTTCCTTTGGCACAATTAACAATTGTCCAGTTGTCACCATCTCACCTTTTTTAATATTGCCTGTTCTCATTGGATTCATGAAAACGTCTTTATCAGGACATTTTGCAATTTGATCAATGAGTTCTCCTGGCTCTTCAATATCAGCAGATGCAAACTTTCTTGCATATTCTAAACGTTTTTCGCTACTTTCACGAGCTTTAACTAAACGCTCATCAGTTGGGTTTTTATGGTACCCAAGTTCTTTCATTATAATACCGTGGTTTGTTCTACACGAACACGCTTCTTCATTTGAAATTTTGTTAATAACGTATTTGTACTCTCTTGGATTTTCTGAAGTAGCGTCGTCTTTTCTTACAGTAAATCCTCCTTCAAGAATATAGCAATCTTTTTCGTTGAAGACATATGTAGCACCAGCCAATTTAAGATCAACAAGTAGCTCTAAAGCTTCTTTAGGTGTTTTAGCCAAAAGAGCTTTTCTGATCGCTCTTCCGTCAGGAGAATAATAACCAATATTGTCTCGCTTATTTTTTCTTTTTAAAATGATTTTATCACCTTCTTTTTCATCGCTTTTTACGGAAAAGGATGCAGATATAATTGCTAACCCGTGCTCATTAACACCTTCGCTCCATCTGCTCAGTTTGTCATCAATGTACAATCGTTGTGTTCCGTGGCGATTAGACTGTGTTATGACGACATCTGTTTTGTAATTACGGTCTCGG